AACATCTCATCAATATTGAATTTGTGTGTTAAACTAAAAACATCTACGTCTAAGGCTGGATCTTCGTTATTAAAAATATATTGATCACCAAGGACATTGGCCAGATTGGCTACTTCTGACAGGAATAATATCTCATATTCCACAGGTATATCATTCTGTCTTATTACGTTGGTGACTTGTATGAAACCTGTCAATATAAGTACTGAGTTACGATATATCTCCGCATTTACATTTTTATAGATGTATTTCTCACCAAAAGATGTATCTGAGTTGACATCTTGTAAGTTATTGAATGTCTTGTTGTTATTCTTAGTTGCTGGTAGTGTTATTGTCTTAGAATACTTAGAGTTTCTCTTAGTTATATCCTTGATATCGTTGACACTAAGGTTGAGATTTAACAATTGTTCGTCATAAAGATCGAGATCATAGTTATATGTTGTATCTATACACTCGATATATATCTGTGATATCTTCCAGTTATTATCTGATGATGGTGTTAGAGTCAATGTTGATCCAGCGAGACCTACACCTGACACTATTCCTTCATATATATTGGTAGTTCCTGTTGTTATTTGAGTGAAAACATCACCATTTATATCCAATTGAGTGGTTCCTGATATGAATCTTGGGTTTTTAGCGAGTACATAAATCCTATATCTCTTATCATTGACCATTCCATATATCTGATCTTGATAGACAGCGGTAGTATATCCTGTTGAGTGTGTCAATACAGGTGTAGGAACACCAAAAGTCCTCTTTGATCCTATTGACCATCCAGCAGATAGGTTCCAATAGTCAGATCCTGCTTCAAATTTATAATTCTGTGGATATATTTTTATATAATCCTTTATTCTTATCTCAGTTTTATTCATTAACCGTTTTGAATGATTTTTTTGTTAGCTGGTGTCAGTTTTATCTGATATGAGTATAATCCATCGTCATATGTATTTTTCTCACTGTATTCAGAGTCTATTATGATATATGGTATTAAAATATTGTTCTCGAGTATACGTACATCCGAAGAGTACATAAGACTTTTGATAAGTATATTCTGAGTGTCGTTGATCCATTCTGTGTTTAGTGTTATTATTTCATCTACTGTGGTCATAAACTGAGTTTGGCCTCTGTTACCCACTGTATATCCATAACCAAGGAATTTCTGATAGGTCTGACGTGTTATTTTAGAATCTTTATATTTACGTTTATTAAATACGAAGTTACTCCATCCTCCATCTTGGTTGAGCCAGTACACTTGTGTCCAATCTATTATATTACATTTGTCTTTTCTGTATACATATGTATATCCTGTTCCCAAATAATTATTGGTAGTGTCTTTTAAATTAACAGTATAATAATACCAATTTGATGGTGTAGTTCCAACTGGTAGGTTGGATGGACCGAGTCCAAGATGGTACATTGTATTTGCTGATGGTGATATGATATATGTAAACGCTGTTAATGCTGATCCAGAGTTATCGTAGAATGTATATATAGATGAGAATGAATTGGATCCAGATGTTATAAAATATAACAGAGATTTCTCAGTACTATCTAAATAAAATGTAGATGTTGGTGACAGTATATGACCGTTGGTGTGACCTGATGCTATGATCCAATAAAAATTGTCATAGACTTGGTCGTAGTCTTCATAAATCTGACAACCGTTATAATAAAATCTTGAGTCTTCTACGGTTGTTCCTGTATATGTCACTATTGGATCACCGTACTCTTCGATGAAATCCAGACGATATACTCCCGAGCTATTTGTACAAGTTTTAAGAGTACTTGTGTTGAGATCAATGTCCGATGTTAGGAATGAGCTGATGTACGATGTAGGGTTATAATATCCATAACCAGAGCTATCTGGTGTTAGCTTAACTGTCGACAAATAATTTGCTGATGGTCCATATAATTTGACCACAAATCTGAAGTTTTTCTCTGTGGAATTTGTTGAAGATATCTTATAATAAGCCGTGTTGGTGTCATAAGCTCTTATATAATAATCTGGTTTTACATTCAGTGTTATACTCATTTTACATTAATATTTTTTTCTAAGTCTTTTTCAATGTCATTGACAAAGGCTGCTTCCAACAAATGCCACGAATCCGTTTTATAAAGGGTGTTTATAGCTGGATTGTAAAAATCGACAGGTTTTATTCCTTTTTCTGATATAGATCTACATATGATAAACGCAGCTCCTTCTTTGGTTGTGTTACTCCACTTACGACGTATATTAGCCAGGGCTCTGTTACCGTGTGGTGTCTCTATCCATTTTAATATGGCTTGAAATGGTGGCCGTTTAGCTCCTTTTCTCCTACCCATTATGACATATTGTGAATATGGTGCCTTGACATAAAACTCAATGCCACCTTGAACGACTTTCCATCCTACCGAGTTATATAACTGACCAGTATTGAACTTGCCAGCTCTGCGTATATGATTTTTCATATTCATCACCGTTCTATCAGCGAGTAGATATAGTTTACGTTTTGTCTCTGTTAGTTCCATATTTTTATTATTTTTTTAATGTATACATACCGCCACAGGTGTACTTCTATTATTTGATGTATTATCACCAATCTGTCCTACTGTATTCCTACCCCAAGACCAAGCCTCACCATTTAAATCAAAAACTATAGAGCTATGAACACCAGTGCCTAAATTTGTAACATACTTAGATAAACACACCGCTATTGGTGTACAATAATCCACATTTTCATTGTTAACACCCATCTGACCATATTGACCATTACCCCAAGTCCATATCTTTCCATTTTTATCCAGAGCCACTTGCCCGTAAGCTCTAGTATCTACTTTACAAAATGTCTTTGTTGTGCCTAACACAGCTATCGGTGTTCTTTTAGAAACGACAGTATTATCACCAAGTTGACCATACAAGTTATATCCCCAGCTCCATAACTTACCGTCTTTATCTATAGCCGTAGAATGAAATCCATCATTTCCTGACATCATAATATTACAGTAAGTCTTATTTGCTCCACCAACAGCTACTGGTGTAGATTTAGCTGCTGTAGTATTATCACCAATATCACCATATGCGTTATATCCCCAGCTCCATAGTTTACCATTTTTATCCAATCCTAAGGCAGTTTGAATCTGAGATTTTATATCACAAAATGTTTTTGTTGTTCCAAGTATAGCCACAGGTGTTGAATAACAAACAACAGAGTTTACACCAAGTTGACCACTGTCATTTCTACCCCAAGACCAACCTTTACCGTTTTTATCTATAGCGAAAAATTGATATCTACCTGCTCCTACTTTACAAAATGTTTTATTTGCTCCTAGTATAGCTACTGGTGTAGAATAAGACACAACAGAGTTTACTCCAAGTTGACCATAAGCATTAAATCCCCAGCCCCAAACCTTACCGTTGTTATCAATAGCCATCGAACTGTTATAAGCTACTGCTATCTTACAAAAAGTATGATTACCATATACAGCGACTGGTGACAAATAATTTATTATATTGTTAGTTCCTAGTTGACCTTTATCATTAAATCCCCAAGACCAAGCCTTACCGTTTTCATCAATGGCGTTTTCTTGATACTGTCCACCACTGGCATATGTAAAAATCTTCAAATTATCATCAAAGAGGACATAGCTAGTGGCTCCAGTATGATTCTGAATGTATTTAGGTGACGTTATGTTTAAAACTATTCTCTTCTTTGCCATATCATATATTATTTTTTACCAGCCGTTAAGAGTGGCTCTTCTCCAAGTGTTTGTAGCTATACATACATATATATATGAAGAGTTCCAAGTTATCTGACCTACTGTACCTGTCACACCAGTACTCGTTGGTATAGTCATACCTGATGTCACCAATATATTGGGTGTGAATAGTTTATCTGTCGTTGTATCATAATAAAAGTCAACATCATAAGTATAATTATTTGATATACCACTTGTTCCTGTGGCTCCTGATGTACCACTTGTACCAGCTGTTCCATCACCACTAGTACCACTCGATCCACCAGACCATCCAGATGTCCCACTCGATCCACCAGACCATCCTGATGATCCAGATGATCCAGATGTCCCACTTGTACCAGCAGTACCACTTGTTCCAGACAAACCACTAGACCCTGATATTCCAGATGTTCCACTTGTAAATCCCGTATTTGTCAATAATAAATATTGTTTCATATTTTATTTTTAATTTTTTATGTCGACATTAACATACCTGTTATATCCGTAACTGTCACACTCTCATTTGCTACCGTAGATATATATATTTGTAATGTATCATTCAGTGCCATATCTCTGACATATGCATTTAAAGCTACTACATAAGGTACATTATTTTGAGCTATACGAACAGTAGTAGGTCCATATGTAGTACCTGTATTACTATTTTTAATGACAGACATTGTTAAATCAGCAGCTGACGTAGCTTGTACTGAACCATTTATCCATATCATCACATCTTTTGGGTGCGAAGGTAGATATGTTATTTTACCAACAGAGTCAAAAGATAGTTTTTTATAATATACTGATGTTATGTAATTTGGGTTTATAACTACTGGCGTCCATACATTAGCTGTTGTTGTAGTCACACCAGTGTTATTAACCACAGTCATCTGAGCGTGTGGCTTTTGATCTTCATCACCAACATTTGATAACATCACTATGTCAGCATCTCGCTGTATTGTAAAGTTAAATCCAGACTTGAAAAATCCTACGTTATTCCAAACGTCTCCAATGACAGCGAACTCAGTATAAGTGAAGTTGGTGTTGTCAGGTCTTTTTATAAAAGTCTGACCTGACAAAGTCAGTTCTGATGTATCAGACTCACTGCTTATATAAACAGATGTACCACTTAAAATATTGATACCTGTATAATTGGGATAACTCGAACTTGCTGAGTAGTCTGTGAAACTACTTCTATATTTACCACCCAATGTTGTTGAGCTGAGTTCAAATCCAGATACTACTGCGTCATCGAGTACTGATTCGAAAACCCAAAATTCTGAGTTGGATTTAGAATATATGTTTTTATAGAATCCACCTGTTATCTCAGAGTCTTTAAACTCTATATAAAGATCATCGGTAGGTACATAAATACATACGTCATTGATATTTGTTCCATATCCAGTGCCTGTGGCGTCGAATATGACTTTTGTAAACGAACAATTTGAGTTGAGAGTGAACATTGGTGACCCTGTGAGGTCTGGTCCTGGTGTGATAGTAGATTGTCCGTAAGCTCCACTTGTTATAGTTATATCATATGGAAGATTTATAGTTATACCTGTGTTTATAGTATATGAATCCGCTGTCAGTACTATAGTAGTGTTACCGCTTATATTACCAGCGCTCAATGTATTGAGAGTTGTGACAAGGTCAGTAGTAAATATATAGTTGCTACCTATGATAGCGTTTTCAGTATATAGAATATTTTTGACGTCGTCGTACCATAGAGGTGGGTCTGTCACCGCTTCGTAGCTATTACCATCTGTTCCACTTGTCCCTGCTGTCCCATCAGTGCCACTTGTCCCTGAGGTTCCATCAGATCCTGATGTCCCTGATGTACCTGCTGTGCCGTCAGCTCCACTTATGCCTGATGTACCGTCTGTTCCTGATGTCCCTGCTGTCCCATCTGTGCCACTTGTCCCTGAGGTCCCATCAGATCCTGATGTTCCTGATGTGCCTGCTGCTCCGTCGGTGCCACTTGTCCCTGCTGTACCGTCTGTTCCTGATGTTCCTGATGTGCCATCAGCTCCACTTATACCTGATGTACCGTCAGTGCCACTTATACCTGATGTACCGTCTTTTCCTGATGTTCCTGCTGTTCCATCAGAGCCACTTGTCCCTGAGGTTCCATCAGATCCTGATGTTCCTGATGTTCCATCGGTGCCTGATGTTCCACTTGTCCCAGCTGTTCCATTTCCTGACGTACCTGCTGTTCCACTTATACCTGCTGATCCACTCGTTCCACTTGTTCCATCTATGGCTGATGTGCCTGATGTTCCACTTGTTGCGTCTTTTCCTGATGTTCCACTTGTGCCTGTGGCTCCTGACGTGCCACTTGTGCCTGTGGCTCCTGATGTTCCACTTGTGCCTGTAGCTCCTGATGTGCCTGATGTTCCACTTGTCGCATCTTTTCCTGATGTACCTGATGTTCCACTCGTTGCGTCTTTTCCTGATGTTCCACTTGTGCCTGTGGCTCCTGATGTGCCTGATGAGCCAGTGGCTCCTGATGTCCCACTTGTCCCTGATGTGCCTGCCGTTCCTGATGTTCCAGCTGAGCCTGATGTTCCGGATGTCCCTGATGTGCCTGACGTACCGCTCACACCTGATGATCCATTGACACCAGATGAGCCTGAGGATCCTGATGAGCCCGAGGTGCCACTCGTACCAGATGTTCCTGATGTGCCACTTGTTCCAGAGGTGCCACTCGTTCCATCGATACCATCTTCTCCATATTTATATGTGAGAGTGAGACCGCTTTCGACATATGGAATACAGTCTTTAGTGTTGTTGACTTGTAACTTGAGGCTGAATGTGAGGATCAATCCACACAATCCCTCGTCTTGAGTGAAGAAGATCACTTCGCTTTGGTTGGAAGTATATTCAACATTATAAATATAAAACTGACCCAGAAGTGACAGAGCCACAGTGAATTCGTGAGCCACCTGTTCCATCTGAGATATGATATCCAGTTCGTTATATTTAGTTTTCTGTACTTGATCTAAAAGAAACAGTCGAAATGAATAGTGGTTATAATAAGGCTCGTATGATATATTGCTTGGCTCAAAAAAACCAAATGGGAATGTCTTGTTATGTTGAACATACTCCTTTATTGATCCAAAATCTGTGGCTAGGATAGTACCTGGGGCCTTGAGTGTGGTTTCTAAAATTTTAACTAAGTCTTTATATAACATTTCTTGATATTTCTTTTTTATTATAGATCAAATTTTTTAGGTGGTTTTTGTCCAAATTGTGTTTCTATATTTGATATTTTTTCATCTTGTTCGACAATCTTATCATATCTATCTTGTTTTTCCAATATATCTATATAACCTATTATATCATATAACTTCATTTGTTTAACTACCTCATAACCATTGATATCACCACCGAGATTTTTCATTAATATATACCAGGCATATCTTTGTAGTATCAGTCCTCCTCTTTTAGATATTTGTTTATCTGATTTAAATAGTATATCGTAGTTTTTATCTGTAAACTCTCTGTCCGCTTCGATAAAAAAAAAACAATTGGAATGACGAAGTTAACGTCCATACTGAGTAACATATCTTGTTTTTCTTGAAAAGATAGTTTCTTTTTCCAGAATGTCTTTTCTATTAAGAAGACTGATAGTAGTTTGTGAGCTGAGAAGAATAGTTTATTGACTTTTTCCTCTGATGTCACTTCGATAATATTATTTTGATCATCGATCATATTGGCTTGTATGTCACCGAGTACTTGTTTGAAATAGCTATATTCACCACCGTTGAGATCTTCTATGTCGGCGCATATTCTGAATAGTCTTTTGTTTTTAAATATCCATTTCTTATACATAGGTTTAACATCTACAGATATCTCTTTTTTAATGATGTATTCCATTTCTTTGACAGAGAGTTTAGATAGGTCTTTACCGAGTACTTTCATTTGTCCTTCTACATCATTCTTGTTCAGTCGAAGGATATCCTGTAATTGTCTTAGTGTCATATCTTGTTTTTAGTTTTTTTTCTATGATAAGTTCTGGTGTTTGTATTTTACTGAAAACAACATACTTGATCTTTAGTTGTTCGAGTCTTGATTTAACACAAGTCGAACAGTTGTCAGATGGGTATTTACCATATAATATTTTATACGCTTCGTTAATAGTGTTTACATTTGTAATCTTATTAACTATATAGTTTGTATAAAAATAATCCAGAAATTGTTTTTCATTTGTCAACATAATCGTCTCTTAATTTTTTTTTGATATCGATAAATTTTGTGTGAAGAGTCGTCTTAGGTATTTTGAGATCTTCGGACACTTTATTCAGAGATATATCGTTTACTATATAGTATTTAAATAATTGAATCCAAAAGTTAGGTTCGTTATTCAATGATTCTATATATAACAATTTGTCTTCCTTATCTTCTTCGATATATTCATATAGATCAACATTTCTCTCGTTAAATTCAGAGTCTTCAATATGTTGTCTTATGAGTTTATGATAAGGTTGATATTTGTTATTGAACATATTGAGTACTATTCTCTTTGCATAATGTAACATACTATCTTGAATGAATAGCTCTGTTAGTTTGATGTTGTTCATCTCGCATAGTTTGAGCATCACTTCTTGTTTAAAGTCTTTGAAATATTGTTTATGGTATAAGTTATTATAGATGAATCTGTCGAGTTCTTCGCCGTGTTCTTCTATGAATAACTCAATAAGACCACAGTTCATTTTTTTAAGATTACTTTGTGATCTTTATAAGTATAATATAGTATTTCCATATTTATGTAGGCTCTCCGTACTTGTTTTGGGTTATAGACCCAGTCGCCTCCATAGAATATTTTGAACCAGTTGAACACTTGAGTTGCGTTGAGACCTGAGTTTTTCTCAGTGACGTACTTATCGAATAATTTTAGATCTATGTTCTCTGGTACTGACAGTTTTAGGTTTTCTTTTTTGCTACAGTTTACACACATTTTTTAATATTTTTTTTTATTTCGTAAATCTTACATTTCACTGAATAGTACATATTTACAAAAAAACATATAATGATCATACTACGAAGAAGTTCATTTTTTGCTTTGAATATTCGAAGAACATCCTCATTGACAGGGCGTCGGCTATATCTGGAGACTTACCCAGCAGGGCTTTGATACGATCTTTGGATAGTATCTTGGCTTTGCCATCGGTGTCAACATCTATCTTTTGATGTGCCTCGAGCTCTTGAGATATCTGGTCTTTCAGGTCGTCTGTACATTTGATATATATATTACCTCTTTCCATATATTCTGCTAGTTTGTGATAGAATTGGCTTCTTTGGTTGAAGTAACCTTCTTCGTCGAGAGCTGTGTTGCCAGCTATATATCCCTTACATCCTTTGAGTAAGTCAGTGACACCTTGACCGACGCCGACTTTGTCAATGATACAATTTGATATTTTAACTTTGTATCTGGTGATATTGTCTTTGATTATTTTAACAATTTGGAGAGTGTCCAGGTTGTTATATATCTGAATGTCAATACAGTTAAGACCGTTCCATATAGTGATACAGGTGCGGTCATTGCCTGACATTGCTACGTCACACGTGAGATACATATCACCTTCTTTGTGTTTGAGATAAGAGTAGAAAGAGTTATATACTGCTTTGGAAGTGAATATGTTGAGAAGGTTCGAGTCGTATTCCCAGTTACCATAGAAATAGATTTGTTTCTCGAGCTCAGGACCTGTTCTGAGTTGTTCAATATAAGACTCTGGAAGGTACTTGTTATCTGTTGACAGTGATTGTATATATTTTATATTTTGTGGAAGTACACCGTCTCTAAATGGAATATAGTATCTATTATAGAGCCAGTTCTTGGTAGGGTTAGAACAAATCAAAATCTTAGGTATGAGATTATATTTTTTTAAATTATAACGGACACGAGTTCCAAAGAGTACATTGAAGGCCTGTATTGTTATCTCGGCTCCTTCGTCGAAGGCTATGCCAGTGAGTTCATAACCTCTGAGACAGTTGAACTCTGGATCTGATGGATTCTGATAAAGGTCAATGAGAAACACTTTAGATCCATTGGTGAACTCGAATATATGTTGAGTACCGTTATATTTTACTAAGTTATTGAGTTCATATCTATTGATAAGAGATATAAAAGTTAGTAGAGTTGTTTTGGAAAGGGTAGTATAACGGGCTCTACATATAGCGTATCTTGTATCTGGATAGGTGAGAGCTGATATCAATACCCAGTTACATAGTAGATATGACTTACCACCGCCAGCGGCTCCGCCGAACAAGATCTCGTTGGTGGTTTCATCTTGAAGATATTGCCACGCTTGATGTTGTTTAGGTAGAGGTTCAAAGGATATCATACGGTATATATATAATTTTATTGGTCTGTATCTTTTGGTATTATATAGTTTATCTGTAAAGGTGTGGTGACGTTGACATCTATCTGATGATCAATATATCCACGATGCTTTGCTTTACATTTTAGATAAAATATTGTTGCTGTTGTATTACCTGAGGCTATTTGATTTTTGAGTTCGTTTTCTACCCAATCGATTTCTTTCTCGAGTATCTCGTCGCATTTGAGTCTAAAATCTGGATCGTCTTGTCTCCATATGTAATACATTCTACGTTCTACGCCAGATATTTTACAGGCTTCTGTTATATTGGTAGTTACTGTATCGAGAGCTTTTAGTACTGCCGCTTTTTTTCTATCTCTTTTTTTATGTTGAGTGATGAGATAATCTTGTTTCATATTTAATATTATTTTTTTATGCGAGATTCGCTTTGGTTGTCAGTTGTTTACGTAACTTTCCTTTTATTTTATGTATATGAGTTTTTATAGTGTTTTCTGGTTTGTTATATTTTTCAGCCAGTTTTGCGTAGGGTGTCTTGTCATAGTATGCTTGTATAAGTTCTTTGTCATATGTAGATAGATCATTGATAACATTGTTCATATGATTTATTATAGGTTCTTTATCTTCATATTCATCTTGTTGATATATATCTACAAGATACTGAATATCTACGAATTTTATTTTGCGTGTATCTCTTATGTGGGTGAGATATAGGCTTTTTATTATAAGGTAGAAGTATGTATTGAGAGCGCTTTTATCTGGGTTGAATTTTTTGTGTGAGGTGTATAGTTTGATATAGGCATCTTGTAGGAGGTCTTCGTCGAAGTGTCCTGTTATGACATAGGTGATGTTATAGAAATATTTATAAGTATTTTTATAAAAATCATTGAAAGTATTGATGTTCATAGATCACACTTTTTATAGTATATATAAAAATATTGTGTCTTTGTGTAAAAAAAAACGTGAGGTGACGTGAGGTGATTAGTATATCTTGGCTTTCAATTGGCCTTGGGTGTCTTCGTATATAAATATGACATCTACGTAGGTGTCTTTGTATTGATAATATATACGGTCTTTCAGGTTGAGATATTGGCCTATTATGTCGTGTTTAAATTTGAAGGCTGTTTTGATGACGTTAGTTCGTGATATGTCTTTATATGATGTATGGACGAGGAATATTCTGTTTTGTATGTTATATCTTGTTCCGTCGGATTGTTTGTGATATAGATATTTAATGAGGTCTTGGGTCTTGATGAGGCTGAGTTCGAATTTAGGAGGCAGAGATGTAGATTTTAGGTCAAATTTATATTTGTTATTGATGATGAAGTCCCAGTTATGATCTTTGTCATTGGGGTTAGGGTTGCAGTTGGGATAAGAGGTAAACAGGGCTTCGTCTACTTTTGCGCACATAAATGAGAACCATCTTTTTCTGATGTAGTTGATATCATCTTGAGGCAGGTGTTGGCAGTATAGTTCTATTTGATTCTCTAGTTGTTCAGAGGAGTTGACATTAAATATATTGAGGTTACTGTCTTGAAAGTTGTTCTGTATTGATCCCCAGTTGAGAGTATGTTTTTTTGCATAGGATCTCAGGTCTTGTAATGTGTTGTTTGTTATTGTTATCATATCGTTATATATTTAAATAATATAGTCAAAAAGGCCTTATTTGTTGAGAAAAGAATATCATTAAGAAAAAAAAAAGAACAAACCGAAACTAAAAGATTGATTTCCGAAGGCCCAGAAAAACCATATGTCTCTTTTTTTTTTTTCCTCTTGCATCCTCGTGTTGTACTTGAGATTCCGCAGGAATCGAAAGTATAACACAAAGATCCAAAAGAAAAGAGAGATATATGGTCTTGCTTGTCTTGTTAATCTTGTTAGCCTTGTTTGGCCTTGTTTAGCCTTGCCCCCCCTGTCCCCCCCAAATATATTGTTTTTGTTTTAGAAAGTTTACAAAAAGTTATTAACAATTTGTAAAAAGTTATCAACAAATTATATTGGGAGAGCATTAATGACTGTTATGGCCTGTTAAATCAGATAGTTATGTTAAGATGGTTTATCACGTTTACGTAGTTGAATAATATTTATTTCTTGTCCGTTAGAGTCGTATAGAATGATGTCATTTGTTTCTATGTCTTTATGAGTCCAGTGAAGTTTCTGAGTTCTGAGTTTTTGTTTGTCTGTTAATTTTTTCATCTCGTTATAGGCTTTAAATTATGATCGTATATATTAAGGTGATCTGGTCCTGATTTAATATTTTTATCTCGTTAACATTTCATTAACATATGGAGTTATAGTATATATAAATATTTATTGGGAAGGGGTAAGGGGGATTGAAATTAAAAATGGACAATTAAAAATTAAAAAACAAAAATAATAACACTTTATCAATCCCCCTTGGGTGTATATATAATAAATGTGTTAACAAGTTTCAGAAAAAAACGACTTTTTTGATTTTATATATATAAATAAAAAGGAGACTATGAATAACAAAGATTTAAAAAAGATGAGACGTAACTTAGAAGAGTTGCTTAAAAAAGTATCTAAGGACTACAAGGAAAAGTTCGGATGGGATGTAAAGGCTGAGCATATACACAGCTCAATACAAGAGTCTATAGACTGGTTAAAGGATGGTGAAAAGAAGAACTGATGGAAAAGAGTAAGTGGTTAAAATTAAAGGAGGAAGATCCACAGAGGTATCAGCACCATTTGGAAATGGCTCGTCAGAGGAGTAAGAAGAACTATGACTATGAGAAGAAGCACATATATTATATGGAGAAGCGTTATGGTGACCCAAATTACCACAAAAGAAGAGCTATAGAGAACTTTACTGAGTATCGGAAGGAGTACTCTCGTAAGTATAGAGAAGCTCACAGGGAAGAGTTAACGATGAAACAGAGGGAGCGTAGACAGCGGGAGCGTGAGGAGTTTCGTATGAATAATCCAGACGCACCACTTCGTAAACCTCGTACTAAAAAAATCAAACCACCAGTGATACCTAAGCCACCACTTGTTAAAAAAGGTACTATAGCCACAGGCATCAATAACAAAACAAACATCAAAAACACGGATCTTATTTATGAGATTATTTTATCAAAGGGTAAAGGTATAAGAACTAAGAAGTTAGATATGATAATACTACATATAGCTTATGGTTTCATTAAGAGATTCTATTCAGACTTCTATTACTGGCCTGATATGGTACAGTCGGCAGTTCTGAGAATGATGTCACAGTACCACAAATATGATCATTTGAGATATGACAATCCATTTGCTTACTTCTCTGAGATATGTAAACGTGAGATGTCTCGTGAGGTGATGGCTCAAAAGGCTATGATAAAATATACGAGTAATGCCTATAAACGTACATTTAAATTTGTCAACATAGACAAGATGGATATTTAAAACTTTATTGTTATAAATGTGTATAATACTTGTTTGAAATCGTTATATGAGAGCTGGGGTTTTTGCTGTTAATGTGATTATTAAGTTTTTATTATTACCCCAGCTCTTCCTTTTTTTAAATATTTTTCGTAAATAATTTTTTTTATCCAGTAACTCGCCTTATCTTTGTATCATAATCTTAAAACACAAACAAAATGGAAACAATCAAACTAGCTAAAGAGTTAATAGACAAGTTCAACCTCGACCCTTATTATGTGGTCAGAGCGATGCGTAAGCTGTCTGTAGAACGTAACATCAGTATGGTGGAAGCTCAAGAGTATATGAAAAATACATTTAAAGATATTAATAAAAAAAACACCAAATAATTTTTTTTATCCAGGTATTCGCCGTATCTTTGTCTCATAATCTTAAAACATAAACAAAATGACAATCGTAATTGAATTAGTAAAAGAACTGATAGATATGTTCGATTTAACACCTAGAGAGGCTATGAATTGTTTACAGAACGTAATGAGAATGCACGATATGAATATGATCGAAGCTCAGGAATATCTTAAAGAAGTATTACCAGATCTTAAATATAAAATCAAAAAATAATGAAAACATTTAAGTTCAAATCAGAAAAACAGTTAGACAAATTTGACGAGATATTCAATTTTTCCGGAGCCTTAGGTGATGTGTGGATTTATGGAGAAGACACAGATAAATGGTTTACATTACAATGCCTGGACGATCACTGGATGTTACAACGCATAGGTGGTATTATAAACAATGGTTGCTGGAGAAAAAACAAATATGGTGTTGTAAATATATACCCATCTACATATACCGAATTAATAAAAATGATAAATGTATTTTTAAAAGACGAAAAACTATGAAAACAACAATGGAACAAAATGAAAATTCCTTTTATCTTTTTGGAAGAAAGTTTGTAAAAGATGCTGATTATAATGACATATCATTATTCTCTAACCAGTGGAAATACTCATCAATAGATGATGTGAGGAAATATTACCGGAAAATATATGATATATGTAAACTTAAAAATTTCGATGGTGATATATTAAATCAAAATAGTTATATGATTTTTAAGTTAGATTATAAATGGTGTACTATATATGCACCTCGCGCCATAAATGGTGACAAGGAATGGACAAGATATAAAAAAATTGAAATAAAAATTCAGGTGGATAATGAAAAGTAATAAACCTATAATCACGGCATCAAACGAGATGGCATATGCCATCTCATCCAAAAATAAAAACCCAAAAAGCTCTGTATGTAAAACAATACCTGTCATACAAGGCTATAAAGAATGGTACGTTAACACTCAGATAAAGCTATTACTCAAATAACTTATCTCTTTGTTTTTCTACATCCACACATATTATCATCTCTTATTTTTTAAAAGATATTCCATAATCTTATCCTGACCTTTTTTTAACTCAAGATGATCCTCACGGTTCTCCTTTCTCAAATCCTCCACTTGTTTCAACCTTTCATTCCTGTTAATATCAATCTCCTGTTTTAACTTTATGATGTCCTGTTGTGTGTCCATTATGTTAGTTTCAATTTCCATAATCCTGATATTTATGTTAGACCAGAATAAAAATACTGTGAATAATATTACTATAGCGCCTACAATCTCTCGTATAGTAAACCCAAATACTGTCTTAGCAGTAACACTTTTCAAATTTGTCATATTTAGTTCTTGTTAGTTTTTTTTATGTTAAATAACTACACCCTACAGTAGTAGTTATCGTATTTATAGGATATACCTTTGATACTGTTATTGTTGCGGTACCAATGGAAACCGCTGTTACCAATCCACCACTACTCACCGTAAAAGATGGATCATCACTCGAGTACGTAACCTTAGCTGTCACATCGTGACTGTTCTGATCGGTTATTGTCAACTGCTGAGTAGCACCAGTAGCATCTGCTACAAGAAGTAACGGATCTGAAACTAAAGTATCTATGATACAGTTAGTTAGTGTCAATGTGGTAGTACCTGTCTTTTGTGTCAACTCGTGTACCGCACTCAACGTACAAGTACCACTAGTCAAAAATCTCACTGTTGGGTTATCCACAAGTTCAAAAGTAGCCACCGTCTCATCATCACTGAAATATAAACAGTCATAAGTTATATCTGTATCAGCTTGGTTTTTAGTAGTCAATGAAACATATTCATCTTCGTGTAAGTCATACGGACTGTCATTACCTTCTATAGTAACAACACTCGTCACCGTCGTAGTCACCGCTATGGTGTCTGTTAGAGGTGTGTCATCGGGCTCACTATAAGTCACTGTAATCGTCGATGTACCGCTGGTGACAGATGTTATCAACCCAGACGAACTAACCGTTGTCTTAACGTTATTTGAAGCATAAGTGGTATATGCTGACGATGTCAAATCATCACCATCCTGATTAACTACCGCTATCTGCTGTGTCTGAGCTGCCTCAGTGAAAGTCACCGTAGCTGGCGTAGCCGTAATCGATGTAGTTGTACCCAAACTGGTACCCATAGGTACATATTTTGTGTATAAATAT